GCAAGCGAATTGGAATTTGTAAACGATCAGTTATTCTGTCTTAGTACTTCTTGTTCTGCTAAATCAGCAAAGCGTTTAGAACACTTTGCTAAAACCTTAAAAATTAAAGGACTTGGTCCATCTACTATAGATAGACTTGGTCTGGATGATTATGATGATATTTATTGCTTATCCCAAGTTGAAATATCATCTTTACTGGCTTCAGAGAAACTAGGTGAGAAACTACACACAGAAATTCAAAATTCAAAGAGTGTCGATCTTATTACTCTACTACCAGCTTTTTCGATACCGCTGATTGGCTCAAGTGCTACTAATAAATTAGCGAAACACATCTCATCAATATATGAGATAACCCCAGAGATATGTATAGAAGCAGGTCTGGGCCCTAAAGCGGCGTCGAATCTTGTATCTTGGTTGGAGGACACTTTCTTCACGAACGGCTACGATAAACTCCCATTTTCTTTTTCTTGTAAAAAACAGGCAGAAGTCAGTCATAGCGACACTAAGGGAACAGTTTGCATTAGTGGTAAGTTGAAAAGCTACCCAACTAAAGCAGCCGCGAAGCAAGTATTGGAGAAATACGGCTTTATCGTAAAAGATAGCTTAACGAAAGATGTAACTATCTTACTTAACGAGAGTGGAATTGCAAGTTCAAAAACTAAGAAAGCAGAGGAACTAGGGATAAAAATATTTAATAACCTAAAACAAATTATTGAGGAATAAAAAATGGCATTACCAAAATGGACAGACGAAAGAACACAACAACTAACAGATTTTGTTGGTTCTGAAAGCCCTATCTCACAAGCAACAGTAGCTAATGCAGCTTCTGAATTAGAAACATCTACACGATCAGTTTCTAGCAAATTGAGAAAAATGGGATTTGATGTTGAACTAGCTTCAGCATCCGCTTCAAAATCTTTTTCAGAAGATCAAGAAGCAACTTTACAAGCTTTTGTTACTGATAACTCAGGCTCGTACACATATGCAGAAATTGCTGCAAACTTTGAAGGCGGACACTTCTCAGCTAAATCAATCCAAGGAAAAATCTTATCAATGGAATTAACTTCCCACGTTAAGCCTGCTCCTAAAGTTGAAACAGTTAGAACTTATACTCCTGCTGAAGAAGTAACTTTTGTAGAAATGGTAAACGGTGGATCTTTCGTAGAAGAAATCGCAGACTCATTGGGCAAAAGTGTTAATTCAATCAGAGGAAAAGCTCTTTCACTTCTAAGAAGTGGTGAGATCAATGCTATTCCTAAGCAAAAAGAAACTAAAGGTTCATCTAAAGCAGATGTTCTTGTAGATCTTGATGTTTCTGGAATGACAGTTGAAGAAATCGCTGATAGCATCGGCAAAACAGTTCGTGGTGTAAAAACTATGTTAACAAGACGTGGTCTACAATGTGCAGACTACAACGGCGCAGCTAAGAAAGATATTAGTTAAGTCTAAAACTTAGATTAGTTCGGGTAGGACAGGGTTCCCATAGTGGGTTCCCAGTTCCTGCCCATTTTTTACATTACTTTGGGAGAGGTCATTGAATATTGCGTCAGCGCTATTAAAGCAAATTATAGTTCAAAAAGATTTAGACACATGGTCTAGGCTTAAAGAACATTACCTACCTGGCGAGTATCAGTCAATCTTCCGTATCCTTGATAAACACATTGAAACTTATCAAGACCTACCCAAATTCGAAGATCTCCAATATGAAGTTCGAGATCGACAACTCCAAGAAAAAATATTCGCAATCGAGTCAGTAGAAGTCGAGGTAGACGCTTGGCTTTTATTAGACTACCTCAAGAATGAATACGCACAAGTAGAAATCCTAGATGAACTAGACGCGTATATCGACAAGACAGTTGCAATGGCAACAGCAGAAGAAAACATAGAACAACTACAAGAAATAGTTTTAAGGGTAAGTGACAAGGTAGATGTCAAAGCTCCCGAAGAAAGTATGCAAAGTATTTCCTTATTCGAAGATGACAAGGAACTATCGAGGTACTTACCCTTAGGACTCAACAGTGAGTACGACTCACAGATTTTGTTCTCGCCTAAAGACTTAGTGCTAGTAGGCGGACGAAGAGGTTCAGGTAAATCAGTTACCTGTTGCAACCTCGCATCAAATGTATACGACTCAGGTCGTAGTGCTATCTATTTCACTATAGAAATGGATAGTAGATCAATTCTACAAAGAATATGCTCAATCTCAACCAAGATACCTTTCAGCCGACTTAGAAACAAAATGCTTTCTAGTGAAGAATGGAATATGGTCGGTGGTTGGTGGGCAGGTCGTTTTGATGGTGGACATGAACTATTACCAGAATTTAAAAAGACACATGACTTTGATGATTTCCATAAGAAATTAACTAAGTTAAACCTACACAAAGAAAGACAGTTGGATGTTATATATGATCCATCACTTACTTTAGCTAAGATTCAATCAGAGCTAGATAAAAAAGTAAATCAATTAGATGTAGGCGTAGTAATAGTAGACTATCTTAATCAAGTCAAGCGACACAATGTTCCTAGCCGTGGCGGACAGTACGACTGGACAGAACAGATCGAAGTTAGTAAGAAAATGAAACTATATGCACAAGAGTATGAAACCTTAGTATTTGCTCCGTATCAAACAGATGCGAGTGGAGAAGCTAGGTTTGCTAAAGGTATTCTTGATGCGGCTGATGCGGCTTACTCACTAGAGACATGGGATCAGCAAGATAATTGTATGACCTTTAATTGTGTAAAAATGAGAAGTAATAGAATGCAAAGTTTTACTAGTACAGTGGATTGGGAAACACTAAAGATTGGACCACAGTCCGCTCTAAATCCCAAACAAAAAGAAGCATTAGCAAATAATATGGCAACAGGAGAAAACGTAGACGATATATGATATTATATACAGAAAATCAACTACTCATAGCATATACAAGATATGTTAGAGAACTAAACACAGGCAATATAACTATTGCAAAACCAACAATCGAGGAGTTTCGTATTATATATGAAACAGAACACGAAAACCAACTATGGGACAGAATATGACAAAAACAGAAAAAGCAGCACTACAAGAATCAGTAGTGCAAGTAGCCGCTGCTCTTGTAATTAATTTCCCACTCCAAACATTACTACTATGGTTACTCATAGAGCAGTGGGGGTGGACAAGTGCATTTCTTATATCTTTAGTTACTACTTTTATATTTACAGTAGTAGCTCTTGTAAGAACATTCATGATTAGAATGGAAATTGAAAAAAGACGCAGACATGGACTTTGGAGAAAAGTAAGGAATGGCGGCAGATAGAGTAAGTAAAAAGACGGCAGACTTAATTGCTCTGCCGCCTTTTGACCGTGAGACTCGGTCTATAAAATGGTTATTGAACCAGCC